CATATTGCTAATATCATTATTGATACAAGTTTTTATAAAAGATATCAACCACATCCATCCCACATAACATCAAATCCGGATGAACTAATGAAAACAAATATATCAACATTTCGAAATGATGTACTGCAAAAGTTAAGCGAAACTGAAACTATTGATAAAATGAACATATTAGCATATACACATGGTTATTTAATAACTGAATTACTGACCCAATATGGTTCTAAATATCCTACACTAAATAAACACGCACCAAATATATCAATGTTTAAAGAAAATGTGAATGACAATACAATGGAAGTTGTTGTTATCGATAAATATAATGCACCCAATGGTGGTGTATTTATACGCAAGCATTCATCAATATTTATAGATGCTGATATAGTTGATAATAATCCATCACAATTAAATGGATTTCGTGGCGATATTAATAAAATATTACATTCTAATCCACACATGACTGCTGGAAATTTGCGATATATTCGTAAAAAAAGCAGAAAAAGTAGAAAACGAAGGTATATTCGTCGTAGATCATTGCGATAATTTATATAAAATAACAGCATTATTTACTAAAGTACGTAAATGGTCGATTCGGTTATTTTTGCTTAATCATAAATGAATAATTGTAAAGGTTCTGAGTGTTAGTTAATCGTATAAACAAATCAACAATCATATATTAGCACGACAAATTGGACACGTTGAATTTATGTGAATCCATTCCCGAATACAATTGGCGCAAAAGTTATGATTACATGGAGTTTTAATACTGTTGTTTTTATTTTCTTGACATATTCCACACGTTGTTATATTAGGCAGACATTCATTTAACCAGCAACGTTGTGGTATTTGTGGCATATGAGCAATTCGTTGAAGTTGGCGCATCGTCCAGCCATATGAAGTACCCGAATGACCTACTTCCATAAATTGAAATATTCTACCAATTGTTGCGTCATCTGAAAACATAAACCCCTTATCTGCTTCAGGTGTATATGATTTCAAATAATCCCACATATCAATACCGGTAGCCTGACTGGTGCGAATGACTGCTGTTATACCGTCTTTTATCATATCATCACTCCAACTATCACCTACACTATATATTGACATATCTATATCATCAATATTACGTGGCAATCTACGATTATGTTCCGTCATTTATTGTTTATTGTATATTACAAATATGCATCGATTTTTTAACGTATAATTCCTTATTATTTGATTATCTATAATCTATTTATGATAAATGTCTATAAAGAATATATTAGTTTATAATATATTCGATATGGGCACAGCATTTAGTAAAAAACTACGAATTGATAGAGGGTTTGGAAATGGTAGTCATAAATGTCCGGTACTACCACCTGTACAAACGAATAATGATAACGCGGGTTTAAGTGGTGATATATCAACCTCATCGAGTGGTATAGACAAACAATCTGTTCAATTATCTGGAAACACTGACCAAAATGCTTCTGCACCACTACGTGGTAATGTAAACCAAACACAACAAATGCAACAAGCAACTATATCTCCACTTTCGGTTAGTGCTTCCGCGACTAAAAAATTCAATTTTAATGGTTCTAATGCGTTGATTCGTAATAGTAGCGAATATACAATACAACCCTCTTCGACATTAAGTAATAAAAATACAAAAATAATATTGTCTTGGGTTGATCCAAAATTATCAAATCAAGCAATGCCTTCTATTGATTGTGATTTAACTCAATCCCCTGATGCACATTTGGGTAATATTTCAAAATTGATTGCAGACGTAAATGTAATTTATGTTAGTTATACAGAGAATAATCATATTCAGCTATTATTAAGCGGTGATATATGCGATAATATATATTTAGTTGCTGAGAATAAATTAGTTATGAATTTAACTTCAGTTGATATAAAGAATATTAATAAAAGTTTAAGTGATAATATAACCGTCGTATCCGATTTAACCGATGAATTCAAAAAAGAAAAAAAACCTATTTGTGAAAAAATGACTGAATATTTCACCGATAAAATGAAAACATTTGCTAAAATTATTCTTCTTATGAATTATTGCTATTTGAAGTTAAATAGTATTAAAAATGGTGGTTTGTGTTATATGCCACCTGATGATGATATGGATGAAATCGATGATAATTTTAATTTATTTACACCCAGTTCGATAAACTATGATAAAATTGAAGTATATGATAATGATTTAATTGACAATAATAAACTTTTAAAACATATCGATAAATTAAATATTCGTGAAAAACTACTACTTCCTGATAAAAATTTTGCAACTATTCGGGAAAAGGTATTAGAAGGACAATTTGAAAAATATCGCGAAAAAATAAGTCTGGAAGACAAAATAATAAAAGATAAACTGCAAAAAATTGTAGAAAATAAAAAATTTATAACAAATATTGAATTAATACATGAGAAAGATTGTAAAACAAATGGTGGTATTTTTTTAAAAGACGCAAATGAAATCGCAAATTATGGATTATACAGTGAAGATGTATCTAATACATCTTGGTTAAATGTATATAAAACGTTGTGTTGTAGCATATTAGATAAACTAACAACACTTAAAGATAAATTTATAGAACAATCATTTAAATCAATAACAAAAAAGGAACCAAAGTCTATGTTTAATAAAACTGAAAATGAGGTGAATTCATGGACGGACAAAGATATGACAACAGAACAAATTGCCCAATTAGATATAGAAATAACAACCGAAATCGAAAAAATTATTATAGAAATAGATAGAGGATTCTTAGGATTATATCTTATACCTACTAGTTCTCCTGCACGCGTCAAAAAGGAAGACGAAATTCTTAAACAAGCAGAAGAAATTAAAAAAAAACGTGGCAGCAAAATATAAAACACTATAAGGTTTAATGTTGTAATCTATATATAGATGACCAAATCAATATTAGATTATTTTGCAGGAAGCACATGTGAAACTACGGAAAAATCCACAACACATCTTGTTGTTTCCAAAAAGACGAGCAAACTACCTATTCGTGAAGTATCAACAGCTGACCAACAACAATTTTTAGCAAATTTTCATATTAAATCATCTCATGTTCAATCAGGGCAAGTGCACCAGCTTCATCAAGCACATCAATTCCATCAAGCTGGTCAAGGAGAATTCAAACAGGCCAACCAACCAGAATCTATACCACAAAATAAAGTTCGCGTATATACAGATGGAAGTTGTATCAACAATGGCAAATCTAACGCAATAGGTGGATTTGCTGTATATTTCCCTGGTGGTGAATTTCAAAATATTGCTGAAAAATATACCCGTCATCCAACCAATCAACGATGTGAATTAACCGCAATATATCGTGCTATACAGGAAACGCAGCAACATATTATGACAGGTGGTAAAATAGAAATATATACAGATAGTGAATATTCAATGAAATGTCTAACAAATTATTGCCGAAAATGGTGCGTGAATGGATGGGTAAAGGCTGATAAAAAACCTATAGAAAATCGCGATATTATCGAACCTCTATGGGGATTTTATTCACGGTATTATAAAAATATCGGTTTAACACACGTGAGAGCACATACAGGTGCGTCAGATGAACATAGTCGCAATAATGATATTGTTGATGGAATGGCTCGTAAAGCCACATTTGGTAATCAAAATAAATAATCATAAATTTATTTACGAAGTAATACTTCACATATTCCCGATTTGATACGCAATATATTATAGAAAACTAATTCTGCACGGATTTGGTACATCCATGCAAAATTCGCTTTATCAACTATAGATGTAGTTCCGCGAACGTATGGTTTAAACTCACCCGTGTCTTTTGAAATGTGCTGTAATGTAGTTGGTTGTAATGATGCTACAACCGGACGCGGTGGCGGTCGTTGTGTTAATTTAAGCTGAATTTGCGCATTGTTCACACGTGCAAAATTATAAAACCCGGATGGTTGAAATTCCTCCGGGTTGAGTGAAAACGAATAATATAATAATCCGGGTATAGGTAGATAATTATTAAGCACTGCCTGATATGGCTGAACTGCACTTGTATATTCGTGAGTTAAATCCGTAGTGCGTTCTTTATTATCTATCATAATACGAAACGATTCAATAATATGACGAACGGGGATTTGGTTCATATCCATATAGTAAAAGCGCCAATACTGTTCTAAAAATGATGTTGGAGTATATGGCGAAATTAAATATTCATATGGAACTTGTAGCTCATTTTCTACTGTTTCTGTTGTATAATTGATGTAATCATTGCGACTATAACTATCATTCCTTCGTCCAAATAACCATATCTCTTTTAATCCTTGTCGTTTATTTATAGATATCAATGCTGTATCACCAACCACATCGTTTAAAACAATTTCATCTATTTGCTCAATTGTATAATCGTGTGCACTACCCAATATTTTAGTCAATTCATTTTGTTCTAAAAAACTTACGTTGGCATTGAGATAGAAATGAAATTTTTCATTTGGAGATTGAATACCTATTAATTCGGGAATAATATCTCGGTACGGAGCTACACGTTTTCCATAATAAGGACTTGATCGATTTGGTTCTATAATTGTCATCCAATACGAGATAGGTTTTAATGTAATTTCAATAAGCATTTTACCGTATTCTAAACACATTAATGGAAATCCTTGACCGGTATCTTTAGAAAACCATAACGGAATTGGAACGGTTAATGTAATTGCTGGATTTAGATACATATTCGGGCTAATCGATAGTGGAATATTTATATTCGGTTTGATTTGATTATATTTTTCCCATTTCATTTTGCGGCGGTAATAAATAGAAAGCCAATCGCCACTAAATCGTTGTATAATATCACCACCAATTGTGACTCGAACTTCATCTATCATATGAATACCAATATCTTCTATCCATTGTGGTTTAAGTTGTGTATTTTGACGAAACATTGGGACATCTATGATTAAATGAATATCATTTAATATATGCCCGATATTATCCATTTCTACGAAGAATATCATAGGTTTAAAAAAATCAGGAGGTGGTGTATGTTTGAAATTTACGCGAATATTTTCTTGTGCAAAATTTGTGCTTTTTTTGAATACTGACTTGAAAAAAGTTATATTTGGATTCTGCATTGTAAAATCTACACCATCTTGTTGGTAGGTTGTTAGTTGTAAAAAACCACCGACGGTCATTTCGATCGATATGTATTTATATGTATATATATTATTTTCATATATTCAACTTTTTAGAAAAAAGTTGCGACAAAAACAGTAGACAGTTGACTTTTGTCTACACTTTTTCTAAAAGTTTGTTGTGGCAGGCTTTTGCTAAAAGCCTTTTATAATAATTCTAAAAATTTTGGTCCAAATAATGTTTCATTTTGTCCGTCGCATGGATTTAAATAAAATATTATAATATAGTAAAGTATAATATGAAAGATTTTCAATCAAATATTGTAGTTTATTTAATGAAAAAATTTATTTCAACTGAAATAAAAAGCACTATTTCATTAATTATCTTAAATTTAAGTATGAATATTTTGAATGTAAATATAATTTCCAGAATTACTGCAAGTATATTAAATGCTGCTCAAAATTTAGAAATAGTAAATATTTATAATTATTTTAAATACTTTATAATTGTATCTATTGTTTATTTAGTATTATACTATATTTATAAAAAAATTCAATCGGAATTAATATCAAAATTGCGTCAATGGATTAAGTTAGAATTAATTAAAATAATTTTAATTATAAATAATAATAATTTATCACAAATAAATATGCCAGAAATTTATGTTCCTATAAATCGGATTGCTGGAGCCGCATTTCAAACATATAACGTGTTTATTACACAGATTTTTCCTAATGTGATGTTGCTTATTGTAATATTTTCTTATTTTGCTTATAAAAATTTAAGTTATGGTATTTTATTCTTACTATGCAATATTATAATTATTCTTACTATATATTTTAGATATTATATTATAAAAGAAAGCAACATAATTTATGAAAATGCGATTTTAAAAGATGAAAAGCAAATGCTTGAAATACTGAATAATTTTGATAGAATTATTCAACGTGGTAGTCATGAATATGAATACAAAAACTATGATATTGATATTAAGAAAACAATCGATTCATCGATAAGTTTTTATTCAACATCATATAAGGAAGGATTTAATGCTATTATTTTATTAAATTTAACATTCTTTGCAAACATAGGGTATCTAATTTATCTATTTTCTAAAAATGAAATAGATATACACTTATTTATTACATTCTTTACTATTTTATTAATTTATCGTGAAAAACTGTTTTTTTGCATACAAAATATTCCTGATTATGCAGAATTTATGGGCAGAGGTTTTATGTTATTAAATTATTTTAAAGATTTAATTAAAAATTATAACGATGTTATTAATTTAAATAAAAAGGAAATAAATCTTGCGTTTAATACTATCATATTTGAAAATGTTCAATTTGAATATAACAAAAATAAAGACCAAAAGTTAAATAAATCCGTTTTACAAAACTTTAATCTAACCATACCATTAAATGGGTTGGTTGGGATTACGGGTGATTCAGGAAAGGGTAAATCTACCATTGGTAAATTAATTATAAAATTATATAAATATCAGGGTAAAATCACAATTGATGGTGTAGATATTCAAGAAATAGATAACACTTTTTTAAGAAAAAATATTATTTATATAGACCAAAATTCAAAATTTTTTGATAGAAAAATAATTGATAATCTCTTATATGGTTGTGATAGCAATGACGAGCATTGTGTTTCCTATTTTAAAAGTATTCGTTCTGAATTTCCAAAAATTAATAGTATTATAAATAGTATTGATATTCAAAATAAAACGGCGGGATTACATGGTAGTAATTTATCTGGGGGGCAACGACAGGTTATTAATATTATCAATGGACTAATACAGAAATCGAAAATTATAATTATCGATGAACCAACGAATGCTCTTGACCCAGAATTGAAAAAAGAAATAATACAATTAATTCAAACATATAAAAAACATAAAAAAGCGATTGTTGTAATAACCCACGATAAGGATGTGATGAAAAATTTAGATAAACAAATTAAAGTATAACATCGAATTCATAAATGATTGCTAACCACGAATGGCTTATATATCTTTCCATTCTATAGAACTCTTCATCGTATCCCAATCGAAATGTGTCATTTTTATTTCATTTTTTGAACGAATATAATCCAAAAATTTGCCTTCGATTACACGTTCTTTCTTTTCATCTTTGGAATGAAATATGTATGAATAC